CAGGGGACTCTCCTGTTACTCTCCCGTCACCTAGAATAGACTGCATAGCGACATGTAGGTTAGCTTTCAGTTCTTCAGGAGTTATGGCAGTATGCTCTCCATCAGGATCGTTACCTGATGGGGCTACGGATCCTGTGATAATGGCGGTGAATCCAATTTCTTTCATGTTGCTCCTTATTTTTTAGAAAGATTCTTACCTACTGTAACCATCACAGTAGACATAATTTCACTCTCGTCTAACTTATCTGGGAGCTTATCATTCAGTCCCATTACACGTTGACGTATGGCATCAAACTCATACCCACCATCAAGTAATACCATGGCAAATCTCAATAAGATATTGTTACGGTTTCCCCCAGCAATGTTATTAATAACCCATCTTTCTAGGTTATCCATAGACTGTTGTGAATCCAGTAATATTTTACGTTCTTCGTTTTTAGTAGTTTTTGGGATGAAAGGAAGGGCATCAAGCAATTCCCCTTGGTTATATTCATAGTGCCCAGGATGGGATAACCACTTCTTACATCGGTGATTAGTGCCTGTATCTACAGCAAATGGTAACCAACCAAATAGGTTAGACATGAATTCTTTATAGTCCTTAGCATCAAGGGATAACTCATGGCTTAGTGGCATTATGATTCTGAAGCGATTCTCAGTATCTGTATGTCTCTTGGTCGTGTAGATCAAGAAAGTGTACTCTTTCAGTAGTAGCATAGCCGTACTGAAGTTAACTCCTCCGTCTACGTCAATTACCGCTAGGTTGAACCCAGGCTTAGCGTTCTCCTCATTACGGTACCCATCTATTAAATGATGAGATACCCAATTAAACCCAGGGGATTGAGTTACTTTATAAAATTGATCAAATGATGGGCGTTCGTTTATGTAACCTGTAGTAATGTCTCTACTATAGGAAGCCGTTACTTCTGTCAGGTCAGTTAGTTTTAAGGTTTCTCCCCGTAAGAATTCAACACCATTCATGTAAGTCTTCTTAATGATGATATTGTTCGTGTACCCATAAGCAATAGCTAGGTTAAGTAAATCAGTCTTATTTGACGCACTACCTTTGTAGAAGGGTAAGTCTTCTGCTAAATCAGCCTGTGTTACATCGGCACCAATCGACGCTATATACTTAGCTAGTTTTATCCATGGCTTATCTCTAGACAGTAACGTACCAAAGGCTTTGCCAGAATCTTCTGCTAATTTAATTGCGTTAAAAATATGTGCTTCAGTTACTTCAGGTACATCATCAATAAATGCGTATGCTCCAGCTAGTTTTAATACCTTGAAACTGCGTTCTGATAGTTCACGTTTTTGTACTTCCTGGTGTTCAGGGAGTTTATTTGCCCGATCTTCACAATCTAATTGGTACTCATTTAAAGTGATACAGGTATCTCTTTTAATAATGAGTTTCTTATTAGCATTCATAATGTCAGCTAGGTTGTCTAAACGGTCTGCTAAGGCGTCCAATAGTGCTATGTTGCCCAAGTCTGTACGATCATCAAACATCTGCTGAGCCGTCCGTTTAGCCTTCCTACGGGTCTGTGGTACATACCCAAAGAAACAACGTCTAGCGTAGCCTTGATCTAGCATAGTCATTAGTGCGTCTTCTGTCTTAGCACCATCTAAGAGTCTATTAGGCACACCAAACATAAGTAAATTAGCAGGAGTCTTACCAATGATCTCTTCGCTTCTAACACTCTCAGTCGTATTCTTGACTAATTTTTGCTTGACGTACCCTTTATCAAATAACTCAATAAAGGTGTCAAATACCTCTGTATTCGCGGTTAAATTGGCTCCTACCTCGTCCATGATAAGGTTCATAGACCCTGCGTTAGCCATTAGTAATTTATGCCTCATCTGTTTGACTGCAGGTCCAGTACCTGAATCAAATGAGAATGCTATATTGCCTGAGCTTTCAAATTCCTTTTCTACTCTAGCTAGTTCATCATCTGGGTCAGAGTTCTTACGGTGAGAGCGTTTAACTGCTAACTTTGGTAAATTATCTGCAGCTAATACTGGGAATGTTTCATCTAAGAAACGATGTCGGAATTGGTTAAGTACCTTTTCTTCCATCATGTTCGTGCCCATGGTCTTACCATACGTTGTATTCAATACAGGGCGTTATTCCTGTACCCGGTCTCTTATGACCTGCTATATATTTCTATGTAGACTTGACTATATCTTTACCTTCTAGGAAGGTATCCCCCATTTCCACTCACTTGAGTGTACTTCCTTTCGGAATAGTCGATGAACCTTACTTATTACTAAGTCTTGGCTGCTGATTGTCTTCGTCTTTAAACGGTCAGAGTTCCCAGCAATTAAAGGGATGCAAATTACACCTCACGATGTAAAGGGGCTATGTTAATAACCAGATGGGGCAAGATTTAATACGTACATGTTGACAGGTATCTTGCCACGGTCAGGAGAGTTAATTGTGCATCGCATATGTGATGCGGCTAATGAGAAATAATAGCCTACAAGTAAATGAAAGAATAAAGAGTCCTCTTGTTGGGTGTGATCTTGTAGAATCTTTACTAATTCCTCACTAGTGGGGTGATACTTCATATCTTCAAATGCTGTCATTGCTTTTCTCTATCCTATTATTAGTTCACCACTACGAATGAATGCGTCCTTCTGAGTGCATTCTGTAAATGCAGGGCACCACTTGCATGCGGTAACCTGTCCTGGAACTTCTTTAATTGCCCCTGCACCTTTACCTGTGGAGGACATATAAATTACTGCTTCTTGGTTTGAAGCAAAATTCTTGGTACTACGTTTGGCATTAGTATCCCCATTCTTGTAGTACTTAAATTGAGGGAGACTTCGCCATAAATCATCAGCAGTACAGTGAGGAATATCTGCTTCATCTGCATCCCAATACTTATCAATTGCTGCTAATTTATTACTAATAAGAGTGTCAGTAGCCGGGTGAGAGAGTAAATCAAAGTGTTGTGTTATTACTGGCTTACTAGGGTAGTTAGGGTCCGTCTTAACAAAGGCCTGTTTCCAATCAGTGAACATGTAATGAATCTGCATAGTATCTGCAGTAATAATTCTTGGGTTAAGCCAACGGTATATACTACCTTGCTCCACGTACTTAATAGCGCCCGTTTGTTTCTGGTACGCATAAATACTGGTGCTCTTGAAATCTTGTACTATCCCTTGCCCAACGAAATCAAATTTACCTGTTACAGTCCATTTACCTAATTTACGCGATGCACGCCGTTCTAAGTAAATAGGGATTACCCCTTCAATTGCTAATTCTGTATCAGTAGGGTTAACCCTGACGCGCTTAATGACGCTACTAGGAGTGCCTAACGCTGCCATACCTTCTGCATAGTGGTTTAACCAAGCATCCTCAATAGCATTATGTAACGCCGTTCCCATGCGGCTTTTGAACATACCTACTAAATCAGGTAATGCTTCCCCTGAGGGGATTCGTGAGGGTAGGATGATCTGTCGTATAGGACGTAATAAAGTAGACGCGCTGATGGTGTTAGGATCGCTGTTATGGTCATATTCATCACGAGCAAGCCATACGCCTAGAGCAAGTGATACTGCTCCTACGTTGTTATATTGTGCTGCCATATCTGTCTCCCTGTTAGTTTACAAAAGCACCAGGAGGGTGCTATGAAAGATATGTTACTATCTAAGTGTTGTATAGGATGCGATAATGCCCCTAAATATTACTTAATATAAAGGCTATTAATGGTTACTTCCTGCGGAACAGGAGTTGGAACAATTGGCCCCCTACCTGGGGATCCAGACAACAATGTTACTTTAAGTGCTTCTCCTGCTTTTGGTGGTATTGATATTGCCTGGACTTACCCAGTATCTAATCCCCACGCAGTATCGCACACCTTATTATTCAGAAGCAATGCTTCTAATTTTAATTCAGCAGTTGAGATAGCAGTGGTATCTGGTAGTACTTATTACGATAAATTGCCCACAGGGGTTACTTATTATTACTGGATTCAGCTTGTTTCTATTAACGGCACAGTAGGAGAACTTATAGGCCCTGCTTCTGCAATGGCACGTGCTCTTGTAGATGACGTAATAGATGCAATTACTGGGGAGATTGGTGACAGCGCATTATCAGACATATTAAGAACAAAAATTAACTTAATTCCTACAATTGAGTTTGACCTTATTAAGGAGGTCAATGATCGAATAGCAGAATCTGCTGCCGTTAGTTCATTCTTTGCACAGTTACAGGCATTCACAGATGATGTGCATGCTTTAATTCTAAGTGAGATCACTACACGTACTACTGCTGATAGTGCTCAAATTAATGTTATCGACGCCATAGGGGTTAGTGTAGAAGGAAACAGTTCAGCCTTAGCTATTGAGAAAATTGTAAGAGCCAGTGCAGATGATGCTTCTTCAGTTTTATTCACGGCATTGCAGTCCATAGTCACAGATCCTACTACAGGACTAGTTAGTACTCGTGCTACATTAATTAATGAGTATCAAACTAGTACAAGTATTACTGCAGCATTTGCTAGTTTTAAAACAGCAATCACAACAGAATTTGTTGATGCTACTAGTGCTGCTGTAGGTATTGAGGCAAAAGCCAGGTCTGAGGCAGATAAAGCCTCTGCAGACTTAATTATAAAACTAGAGAGTACAGTTGATGATCCTACTACAGGGGTAGACGCAACACGTGCAACATTACTTAATAAATACACTACTACAACAGATGCAGACACAGCAGCAGCAACACTCAACACACAGTTACGTGCTTATACTAATTTAGGTTCTAGCACCTTCTTACAGGCAACCCCCCCTACTAAAAGAGGGCAGGATCCTAAGACAGGGGCTAACGTACCCCTACAACAAGATGATGTGTGGTACGACTCTTCAGGTTCTCCCCCTAAGAATACCTTGAATATATGGAATGGGGGGAGTTGGGTGCCCTCAGTAGATGCTAGTATTGAGGGGGCTGCTGTCGCTGCAGTAAGCACATTAGAATCTACTATGATAGGTTTCTGTACAAAGAATGGTGCAGCGACTAGTGCAGAGACGGAATCCACGTGCATCTCTTCTGGAGGAGAATGGCACGGAGGGTTTCCTCTTGCTAAGGCAGTTAAACAGGTAACAGTTGTTGGCCCTAGTGGTGAGGTTGCTACTGTAGAAACAGCAGCCTCTGCACAGTACACTCTTAATGATGGGTTGAAGAATCAATACACAGTTAAATTAACCAATGGGGATCTTATTGGTGGTTTTGGTTTATATGGGGATAGTACAGGGATTGAGGCCGGATTTGATGTAAATAAATTTTGGATAGGATCACCTACAGCAGGTGGAAATAGGCCCTTCTCACTAGTTAACGGGGTGGTTTCCATAAATAGACTTAGGATAACTGGCTTAGTTCCGCTTAGTGAGACCATTTACTTTCTCAATGGCGCAGCTTCAGGCTCTTTTGCACACGGGTCAGGGAGGCATGTAATTGTGTATGCTGCATTGGGGACGAAGAGCGGGTACCCTATTGCCGGGATACGCGTAACCCTCATGACAACTAACGCGTTAGGGTGGGCTGCACATATGTACACTAATACAGGAATTGGTTTTACTGGTTTAGCAGCAGTTCAATTTGGGTATATATAATGTTACGAAACTACTTTATTTTCTTAGATGTAAATGATTGTGTTTTGTCCTGCAGATCATTCCCTGAAGTATCACATGTAGAGGATGCCCTTGAGGAATCCTCTAATTACGCCAGTTACCAAGAGATAACAGAAGAGCAATCACAAATTATTTCAGATAATTTTATGCTGAATAATCTCACTGTAGATAGTGAAGGGAATGTAACCTCTTTTGTTCTACGAGATAGCGGGGAAGTCTCCCCATGGGATGAGGTACGTACTGTACGTGATAGTTTATTACGCGAGACTGATTGGACACAGTTACCTGATGTCTCTTTAGCTACGCGGGAGAAGTACACTAGTTACAGACAAGCCTTACGTGATATTACATTACAACTGGATCCCCTTAAAATAGTATGGCCTAGTCTGGGATAAAAGATGAATACTAATCAAATTAATAGTACGGGGTTAAACGCCACTAGTGTTAAAGGGAATAACGCTACACTGACTGGTGGCATATTATCCGTTGTACTAGTATCTGCACTGCTTATATCTAGTCCTGTATTGTCTGACGGTATAGGGAACACCCCTATTTTAAGTGGCAGAATAAGTAGTCATTTATCTGGAGGATTCCAATCTCCTGATTTACTGTCCGGTAGTCAATTCATAACTACCCGGCTCCAGGGCAATATTATATCTACTGGCTTAGTAAGTGCTAATATTGGAATTGCACCAAGCCTACGGGATGGCATCTATTCTGATTCTGTTACTTTAGGTAATTTACAAGCAAGTGCTTACTTACAAATTGCGGATACGGTTAGTGCCTCTAGTGTAATAGGGGGGCTACAAGCTCTTAGTATAACTTTGTCTCCTGGTGGTACCTTCTCCAATAGTTACCTTATGGGGAACATTATAGGTAGTACTGTACTGCTTGGGGACGGGCTACAGTCCACTAGTCTCCTTACAGGTGATCTACTTACAGGTAGGACAATATCTGGTGGTTTTGGTAGTTCAGGTAGCGTAGGGGGTGAATACTTTATATCTGCCTTCCTACAGAAAGGGGTATTGCTTGTAAACACCCTAGGTGGTGAGATTGATATCGAAGCCATACTAGTAGGGGGTACCTTACAAGTATCTGCCTTAGATAGCCCTCCTATGGCACTCGGTGCTAATATAAGGAATGGTATAGGTAGCAATGCAGGATTAGGGGCTAAATTACTTAGTTCTCCTTTCTTTGCTGGGGGAGTTGTTAGTAACGCGAGCCTATCTGCAGATAACGTAATTGGCGCTTATTTACCTGAGGGTATCTATTCTTCTAGCATTGTAGACAGCATCAATATTGCGGCCTCTCAGACCCTCACAGGAGGGTTATCTAGTACAGGTGTAGTGACTAGTGGTAGTTTTATAGATGCGTACCTCTCACAGGGTATTTCATCAGATAATCAACTCTCATCTGGTTATGTAATCTGGGCTAACCTAGTAAGTGATATTACTAGTGGGGCTACTTTTACCGCTGATTATAAAATATCCCCTATCCTTTCTGGAGGATTTACTAGTGCAGCTACATTTGACGCTGTATTAAACACCACCACCCTACTTCAATCTGGGATATTTAGTGATACCTTATTTACTGATAAACAGGTTGTGGATGCTATACTTTACACAGGCATCGATTCAGATACACAGGTTACTAGTGGTTACCGGATATCCTCCCTATTACAAGGGAATACCTCTAGTGGCTCTGCTGTAAGTGCTGAGTACTTTATCACTGCCTGGTTACAGGAAGGTGTCTTAAGCCCTGCTGTACTAGCTGGGGGGCTTACTCTCAGTCCTATGTTACGTGGTGGAACCACGAATATTTCAAGTGTAGGAGGCCCCCTTAAAGCAGACGCAATATTACAAAGTACAATAACATCAACTAGTTCATTTAATGGTGATATTCTAGTGGGGTTTGCTGACCCACTAATAAATAATAGGTTTTTGCAAATCGTATCAGCTACAGAAGTACTTTCACTTGTTACACCAACTAAGGACATATAACCATGGCAAATTTAGTATCCGCCGAATTACGTACCGCACTCTTAGCAGCTTACTTCTCAGCAGGTGCTGCTCCTACTAATTTGTACCTTCGTCTATATAAAGATGAAGCCAATATTTTAGAAGCTACCGTGCTAACCGATATTACTGCCAATTTACAAACTGGTGGTGGTTACGGAACTAAAACTTTAGCCCCTGGCGATTGGACTGTTGAAGCCGGCACAGGAGGTATCCGTGCAAGACTTGTAGATCAGACTTGGACTACCACAGTTGATAACTGGGATACCCTTCGCTGGGCTGTCATTTCAACTACTGCAGACGATACTGGGATTATCTTACTAGCCCGCGATTATGGTACTGGTAAGACCGTAACAGGTATTGGTGCTAATGTGACAGTTGATGATTTGTTCTATCAAGTTAACGACTAGATATGATTACTGAAACTCTCTTCGTAGGGCGAAACAATACCTTCTCGCTGAAATTAATACGCGGGGAGAGTTTCGTACCACTAATTAGTATCTTAACTTATTCACTTACTCTGACTAGCCCTACAGGTACAGTATTAACATTTACTGATTTAAGCCTGTTTACTGAGAAGGATGATGGAATTGTTGAGATAAATATTGCCCCTCTATTAACTACTGCTGATATAGGTACACACAAGGCAATATTAATAACTTTTGACACTGTTAATACGTTAGGTGTGAGATGGCCTAAATTTAAAATCAAGGTGAAATAATGACACAATTATTTGCTAATAATTTTGCTACTACAGTAGGCGCTACCTTTGGTATTGCAGATACAACTCTTAATGTAGTTAGCTCCACTGGCTTACCTGCTGTAGGAGGAGGGGATACTTTACGATTAACAGTATTTCGTATAACTGGAGTAGAAGAGCGTGAACATGAAGTGGTTGAAGTTACCTCTTGGGTAGGTAATGCTCTTACAGTAGTTAGATCCGTAGAGGGTGCTGCAGCTACTGAATTTGCTATAGGAGACAGAGTAGAACTACGTGTTACTGCTGCTACCTTAACCGCTAAAGCAGATGGGGCTACTACCTATACGAAAGTTGAGATCGATGCGCTACCTAATCCTGTCGCCATATCTATTATCTTTGGGAGTTAACCATGGCTTTTCTAGAAAAAATTACCGAACTTACTACAACTGATACTGACCTTTACGAGTGCCCTGCAACGCTAAGTGGAAGTGTGCACGGGTTGGTGTTTACTAATATTACTGCAACAAACCAAGTAATTACTATTAAGCACTTTTCTCAGACTACTGGGTTGACTGTAACTATAAGTAGTGCTGCGCAAAATGTACCTTTAAATAGTCAACTAACTTGGCCTAAACCAATAAATATGATCGCAGGGGACAAGCTTATTGCTTCCTGTACTAATACTGCTTCCGTAGTAGCTGTCATTTCAGTATTTCTAGATTTAGCTGCAACACCTTCTTCTGCTTTTGTTCCTAAGGGTTCTTGGTCCTCTGTGGCTAATTATGTAGTAAATGATGTTGTAGAATTATCAGGTACTTCTTACATTGCAGTGTCCGATAATTTAAATAGTTCCCCCCCTTCTGTAAATTGGATGGTATCTGCCTCTATTGGAGCTACAGGAGGAGTTAGTAGCGTTAACTCTGCCACAGGAGCAGTAGTCCTTACAAAAACTGATGTTGGCTTAGGCAATGTAGACGACACTAGTAACGCCACAGAGCGTGCTGCAGTAGCTACCTTGAGTAATAAGACCCTGACAGCTCCTGTACTAGGCACGCCTACTTCAGGGACCCTTACTAATACTACTGGTTTACCTCCTACTGGGGTAGTTGGTACAGCGGCTATTCTAGGTGCTAATACATTCACAGCTGCACAAATCCTATCAGACCAGGAAGTCTCACGAGCATTGCTTATAGATTTTGGCTTCCCTACAGTTGATAAGGGTAACAGCGGCACAACAACACAGACCTACGACTACACAGCGGGCTCAGTGCAGACTTCTACAGTTACCGGGGCGCATACTATAGCCATCAGCAATTGGCCTCCTACAGGCAATCTAGGGGAGCTTCTGTTGATACTAACGAATGCAGGATCAGCAGCGGTGACGTGGCCTACAATTAGTTGGTTATTGCCTGATGGCACAACCTCTACAGCTATTGCTACATATTTAGCCGCTAATGGCAGTAGAGTAGCATTACAGAGTTCGGGTGTTGATCAAGTGTTGCTGTGGACTAGAGACGCAGGAACGACTATCTACGGTAAGTTGGTGTAGCCATGAGCCTATTACATAAAAAAGCAGCAGGAGCTACTGTACCTGCGAAGCTTTATGTTGATGATGTTTTCAGCACGTATTTATATACTGGAACTAGTGCTGCTAATACTATAACTAATGGAATTGACCTTGCTGGTGAAGGCGGGATGGTTTGGATAAAAGGTCGAGACGTTGCTAGGGATCACTATCTTTTCGATACAGAAAGACCTATAGGCGGTGGTGTGGAGGGTTTGCGTCCCAATTCTACTATTGCTGCGTTTGCTGCTATATCCAATCTTTCATCGTTTAATTCTGACGGTTTTAGCTTAGGAATTAACAGTCAAACCAATTTCGCGGGTAGCACGTTTGCAAGCTGGACATTCAGAAAAGCACCTAAATTCTTCGACGTTGTTACTTATACCGGGGATGGGCACAATGGTAGAACAGTAGCGCATAGCCTTGATGCTGTACCGGGTATGATGATTGTAAAAAGTCTGTTTATGACAGGTTCAGGAGGTCCAGCAAACTGGTCCGTGTACCATCAAGGCGTTTCGCCTGCAAAATCGCTAAATTTAAACTTAACTAATGCTGCCGCTACTAATAATGGTTTATTCGGAACTCCAACATCCACAGACTTTGTAGTACACCAACCCGGTGGGGGTGACACGCTTAATGCTCTTGGTGATGAATACGTAGCCTACCTATTCGCCCATGACACTGATGCAGATGGGCTTATTCAGTGTGGGAGTTATGCGGGCACTAGCTCAGATTTATCTGTTAATCTAGGTTGGGAGCCTCAGTATGTTCTGATAAAATCATCAACTGCCACTGAAGGTTGGCATGTTATGGATACAATGAGAGGTATAACGTCGGGCGGTAATGATCCTTATTTTCTTGCGAATACATCTAATGCAGAGGTCACATCAATAAATCTTCTCAGTGTTACCCCTACCGGGTTTGAATTAAGACCTGTATTTAACCCCGCTGTAAACTCGTCAGGTAACACCTACATATACATGGCAATACGCCGCCCTAACAAGCCGCCTACTGTGGGGGCTGAGGTTTATAATGCTATTGCAAGGACGGGTACAAATGCTGCTGCTACAATTACTGGTTTAGGGTTTACCCCTGACGCATCTATCCATCGCAGTAGAACAGGTGCAGAGGAGACTTACTGGCGAGCTAGAACAACAGGTGCAGGGGAGGCTAATAGATCAAACAGAGCAGTAGCTGCAACCGTGTCTTCTGTATTTGGGTTCAGGTCGTTTGATATGGATGGGTTTACTGTTGCAGGTGACACTAGCTGGAACGATGCGAACGGAAGCACCCTGCCTTATATAAATCATTTCTTCAAACGCGCCCCCGGATTCTTTGATGTAGTGGCTTATACTGGTACAGGTGTAGCACATACGGAAGCGCATAGTTTAGGCGTAGTTCCTGAAATGATGATTTTAAAGAATAGGCTAAGAGTCAGCATTCATTCTTTTTGGCCAACTTATGTTGCAAATGCGGGGACGGGCTATTTAAGGCTTAATGAGGCAAACGCGTATGATTCTTTCACAGGCTTCTACACTTCCTCCGCTTTTACAGATAGCACAGTAACCATTACTGGTGGTGGCTACGCATCAAATTTCGCGGGGGACTCGTATATAGCATACCTATTCGCAACCCTAGACGGTATTTCAAAAGTAGGCAGTTACACAGGCAACGGATCATCGCAGACAATTGATTGTGGTTTTGCTGCGGGTGCGAGATTCGCTCTTATAAAGAGAACTGACTCAACGGGAGATTGGTATATTTGGGACACAACTAGAGGCATAGTAGCAGGCAATGACCCCCACCTATCTCTTAACACAACAGCCGCAGAGGTAACAGGGGATGATTCAATTGACCCTGACAATAGCGGCTTCATCGTAAACCAAGTCGCAGCGACTAATATCAATGTGACCAGCGCAACATACATCTTTCTTTCAATAGCTTAAAGGAACAACATGGCATACCTAAACACAGAAACAAAAGAATATCCTGTAAGCGAGAAAGAGTTACGCTTACGTTACCCTAATGTAGCATTTCCCAAGGTACTGACAGATGTCCCAGCACCTTGGGTTAATGTATTCCCAACACCGAAGCCAGTTATTACTAACCTTCAGAAAGCATTACAGATAGGCACGGAGATCGACAAGTTAGGCAATCATGTGCAAGTGTGGGTTACCTCAGATAAGTTCTCAGATATCACTGTCGAAGGCGTGACAACTACTAAACTTGAGCAAGAGACAGACTACTTAGCAAATGAACTGGCTAGAAGTAACGAAGTAGCTAACGCTCTAGTGATAGCTGAAATGGACGCTGCTGACCTCAAGATCATACGCTCAGTAGTTGAAGGTGATACTAACAGGTTAACTGCACACAAGGCTTCTCAGGCGCTATTACGTGCTAAGCTGAAATGAATATCTAATTACTAAACCAATGGCTTATTTTAGCGTTGGTTTAGTTAAGGTATGTTATTCTAAGTGATCATTATGTAATTAATCTATAAGGGGTTGTCATGAGTAAGGTAGTGACCAAAATCAATGAAGAGATAGCGAAAGCCAAACAAGATATGAAAACTATGAATCTAGTTGGTTTAAGGAAACGTGCTCTAGCTTGGTTTGATCGAATACAGGAAGTAAACGGCACATCAGATACCCGTCTTGATGCGGTACTACAGAAGACCATAAATAGTAAATACACCCCTGCAATATTCATCATTACAGCGGTTACTCTGATATCAGTAGGAATTATAATAGGAGCGCAATTATAATGTCTGATGATGCCCCACATGAATGTAATAGGGATAATAAGTCTTTCCATATGGATTGGACTATTACCCTAGGTAACTTATTAACAATGGGGGCATTAGCTGTAGCTATATTCGCCTACTCAACAACAATTGAAACTAGATTCGTTAAACAGTCTGGTGACATTGGGAACAATACTAGTAGTATTGAAAGAGTATCTGCAGACAGGGCAATAGATCGCACTGAAATTAATCTGACCTTACGTGATATTGCTAAGGAATTAAAAGAGCTAAATCAACGGAGTCATTAACAGTGGGAACTATGGTATCTCGTGCATTTGAGAAGCACCTACTATTCCGTAAATTATGTATTGCATACGTCCTCGTCTATATGTGGGCATTTACCCTTCCTACTATGGAATTAGCAGTAACCCTAGCAGAGCATGCTTATTCCGGTACTGAGAATGCATTAGTTATAGGTGCTGTACTTGGCTTACCCTTAGGGGTTATTGGTTATCTCTTTAAACTCTACTCAGAGTCCAGGAATCCATGATATTACTCTTACGCTACCTACCCTACCTAATAGGCGTAGGAGCTGTTCTAGCCGCTTATATCTACTGGTATGACCACACGTATTCAGAAGGGTATGATGATGCTGTAGTGCTCTACGAGAAGCGTGATGCAGCTACCTTAGTGAAGGCTCAGGCATTAATGGTTAAGCGTACAGAAGAGAATGCTGTATTACTGGAAGAACAACAGAATCGTTACATGGGGGCAATAGAGGTCTATGCTAAGCATATTGAAGATATCAATGCTGCTGCTATTAGGAATGCTGGTAAGCGGTTGTATGTCCACACCAAACCGAATACTACCTGTAGCACTACCCTGCCCTCCGGTGCAGGAGATACCAGTGGAATTGGTGCAGGAGGTAGAGAGTTTCACTCAGCAGAATTGGCAGGAGAAGTTGTTACTACCCTTCAGTCTAACGCAAGAGAAGTAGCTGTAGGATTCGCTACTTGCCAGAGGTTACTTGATATAGTTACACACTAGTTTTCTCGTGTCCCCAGGGTATCCCTTCTAACAAGATCGGATACCCTTTTTAATGTTCGCTTCTAAATAATAGAGGCTTACCTTCAAATAATTCTTGAGTACCATCTGGATGGATTATGTGTAGGGGTTTATCCCATTTATTAAATTTACAGAATGCCCGTGCTCTTCCTCTAGTTGTGAAACCAAAATAATGTTTCTTCTTATTGTCCCTATCCGTACTATAAACTGAATACATAATTAATCCTTTTTACCTGTAATACACCAACAAGTCATGGGTACTTACTCAACCACTTAACCTAACCTAGGTATGATTGCATCTATCAGTAAATCCCCCATGCTTCTTAACCATCTGTAACGCAGATGAATCGTGTAATACACTAACAGAGATGCAGGCTGGGATTGATACCAGCTAAATTAAGGGGCTTCGCGTTATATACGGAGTCGAACCGCTGCTCTTGAGTATCCAATTTAAACACGCTTAATCTTGCAGATGCCCTTCTGAACGTGTCCCTCCACGCCGCTGCATCTCTGTTAGCCCTCGTCTTTCCGAGGTGTCATGTAGGGGTATATGCGTAATGCACAAGACACCGTGCCTAGCGTCATAGTCTGTGCATACACGTGGGGGCCTCTTTTTCTGTATCTAAGTATTAAGTAACTCGTAGTGGGGGTTGGGTGCTCCGTGGTTTATATGGAACCCATGAGAAATATTTGCTTGTTGTCTGGCTAATATAGCATCAGATTTTTTCTCAAATATTCCAAGATACTTTGTTTTATTATCAATTATAATTTGTGCCGCCCATTTTCCTGCACCAGAATGCCAAGTTACTCCGCAAAAACCACTAGTGTTATTGGTGTTTAGTCTATGATTTTTGCTATTTTCTATGTTATTTACTTCACGAAGGTTATCCCATCGGTTATTTAAACCATTACCATCTATATGGTCTGTTTGATCATTAGGAAATGCTCCGGTCATATATAAAAAAGATAGCCTATGTGAGGCGTACAATTCACTTCTAATACCTATTGCTAGATATTTGTTGTTATGTAGCCTATTCTTACTGCCTGTTCTTATAGAGCCAGCAATATCACCAATATTCACTCGGTTACTCGTTCTAGTTAATCTTGTGAAAATACCAGTTAGAGGGGCATAGTGAAATAATTCTTTTAACCCTTCTTGTGTTAGTTTTGATTCTTTTGCTTTATTAATAGTCATTTTGATACTCCGATACAGTAGTTGAAGTTAGATGGTAATCATTACGTATCGGGTAATAAAAGCTCTCGCGAAGCCTGTCCCATCTACTCGTATTGTAGCATCGACATCTTAATATCAGAAGTTAAGTGTCAAGTAATTCCCAATGAGCGCCATCTGTAAAAGCTCTTTTACCCTTGGCTTTACGAGAGGTAACATAAACCTTAACTAAGTTCTCAGGGAGATCAGTACTCTCTGTTAAGTTAATATTCCATGCACCACCCCAACGAATAGCTACACCTTGTTCTCTAGCTGCTTTTCTCACTGCTAAGCAGATTACATAAATAGGGTCCCATTCCCATCGTAGCTTCCCATTGATATAAGGCACAAGGTCTACTGCGTTACCTGTGAGATGCTTGCTGTTCATGGTTTGACTTGCGCCCTTAGCTACTAAGATTCTCTGTTCCTCTACTGTACGCATACCATCATGGACAGTAAAGTCCTGGGAAGTTAGTTCAATTGCTCTTTCTACTACAGCTACTAAAGCACTATTTACACCAACTAATTCCTTAACTGAATGGTTCCCTAATTTATACATATTTTTCCTTATTAATAAACGAGACCTTTATTCTTACGTAATGACCCAATTGCAGAATGTACCTGTTGAACTGTTAGGCCTAATTTCCTAGCTATAACCTCTCTAGACATCCCAGGTTTGATTATTTCATGTACCTTGGTAGTGTTAGGTACCATATCACGTCCTAAATCATTAGCACGTAATCTGTAGCATATTCCTGCGAAAGTACGGAATGATATTGTGCCAGATTCCCCTTGTTTCAGGAATCCTCTAGCAACCAAATCTTCATACACTACATCATTCATGACAGTATTCAGTTTAAGTAACCTAATTAACTCTTTTTTATCTGAGGTTAATTGTTTAACCGTACGGCGGATTTGATAAGTCCTCCCCCTACAGTTCAGGGGTTTATCTATTTCCGCGTAAGGAGTACCGTCTATACCAACTAAACCAAGCCCCATCATCCATTGGTTAGGTTTCTTTTTAGGGGGCGCTTTTTTATCCCCCATTAGTAGCGCAACAGTGGACGAGGGGCTATTTGTTGATTAGCTGGCTTGCCTCTGTTATTCCTTTGGATTATGTAATTGTCACTGCGAATTCGTCGATTCATGTCGTATATCGCATCGTCATAGGCATCCTCATACGCCTCAGCTTCCATATTTAACATATCTTGATAATGGTGATCTGATATCTGATTCTGTGTCATACCAGAATGGGTATGGTTAAACACCTGGGTACGCCCACTAGTAGGGAGGAGTATAGCTATAAATATAAACATACCTGCTAACATTAATGCTGTTCTGTTTCTCATTTGGATTCCTCTTTTCTTGAGTCACTAAAACTGTTGGTATCTTGTGCTATTTTTTCTAAGCTACGAAGCTGTTTTTGTATAGTATCGTGCTCACAAGTTTTAAGTAGTATTTCTCGTTTAAGATTCTCAAGCAGTACTTTAGTACCGTAGATTGCGGCGTTAATCTTTGTCATTTTCATTTGGATTCCTTCTTAGTTAATGAATTGTATTCCTTCGCATGTTCTATGCGCTTTTGCTAATTCGCGTATTTTGATTTTATTTGCTCCGTTAGGCAAATCAAAAGTTTCAGCCCAAGAAGGAAAGCAAATCATGAGATTCGCACCTAATTTCACCGTATCATGTTGGAGTTCAGGTAATTCTTGCCATTGCATGGATTTAATCAACTCACGATTAACCCACTCAACAATTTCAGCATCGTCTTCTATTGTAAGATAAATTGAATCATGTATCAGGGCTGTAGGATGAATATCCAAACGGTAAGGGGATGCCCATACCTTCTTCATGAAATCTATTACAGCACGGTTGTTTAATAAGCCGTAGGATTGCCCTAGAGCGTTTCCTGCAGTACGCCCTTCAGATGAGGCAGCATGAGGCATTTTAGGAGCGTTAAACACCACCTGTGCAAGCAGAGGAGTGCGTACTCGTAAACCGAAGGCTACATCGACATACCCTTCCTTAGATGCTTGCTCTAATCTTGTTTGAATGTACTGATCAGATACAACATATAAATCATGGTATTCCTTCTCAATACGTTTGGCTTTCTCTTCTGAGAATCCTAAGTTCTTCATCAGAGTATGGAAAGTCCCCTGGTAGGTGAGAGCGAAGGTAGGGACCTTAGAGTCCTGACGTAACTGTGGGTATTTCTTAATTATACTATTTACAGATACTGGGTCAGTTAGATCGATTTCAGGGCATTGCTCCCTAAAGTAATTCGCAGCCCTCAGACTATGGCCATCAAAACCGTCAAGATATACTTTTAGTTTGTTAGGGTCTTTGGTAGTAAGTGCTGATATATAATCTTCTAATGAATTGAAGTCAGCACCACAGAAGAGCTGCCCACGAGGAGCAATAAAGCAACTCTTAATTATTTTTGCGTATTCCGAGTTGCTCGGGATCTGTTGTAAATTTGGCTGGGAACTACTGAGGCGGCCACTTACCGTGCCTCCTAGATTGAATGAACCATGAAGCCATACGGTATCACTCGCATCTCTACTTATTGCTTTCTCAAATGCAGGGATGAAGGTGGTAAGTATCTTACTAACTTTCCCATGTTTAATAAGCGCAGTAAGTAATTCTTTATAAGCTGGCTTATCTGTATGGTTTATTAGTTTACTAATGGTATCTGCACCAGTAGCAGGTAGCTTAGTCTTGGTGTAATCCAATACTGGTAAGCACATCCATTCATACAAGAGTTTCTGTAATTGAGGACCTGAGTTAGGATTGAAGGTTACATTATCAAACTTACTTAGTGGATGCTGCTTTACTGTCAACTTAGCATTAGCAGCAGTCATCGCGGCATTCTGTATTATGAGATTGAATGTCTTGATTACTGGGTGCGTTACGATAGTATCAAATTGTGATACTTCAATTGCTACGAGTTTTGTTTTAACCTCTTGGATTCGTTTACGTGACATAGGCATGCCTGTCAGTTCTACTTGAATAAGCACCTTCAAACTGTCTAGCATGAGCCCACGATACAGTTCCCCCTGGTTATCCTGTTCCATTATTGGCTCGTATTTCTCACGTACATAGTGGGTAGATAACGCGTCAATTAGGTTGTACTCTAATAACTCTGGTAATGGGATTCGTCTTATATCTTTAATATCTTCCTTAGCATAGTCACCTGCGAATTCATGAGCTAATGCTTTAAGACCTAATACATTTCCTGCTGTAGTGTTAGTTGCTAGGTAGGCAATGATCTTGGTGTCATGCATGCGTTCACACATGAGATGTAAGCCAGTAAGTAAACCTTCAGTATCTCCTGGATGCTTCATCCATAATTCATAAATGAGAATCTTTACATCATAGGTGACATTGTGGAATGTCAGTTCCCCCTTATAGGTCTCAAAGAAATTCCTTAATACAGCTTTAACTTCTGGGTTGTCTTGTTTATGCCCATAATGTATCTTGCCCTCTATTTTCTCAGGGGTAGGGTAGCTAACATAATCTACGGGAAATGCAATTCCATTATTTTTATCCCAGGCGAAAGATATTGTGGCAATACCTGCTTCATGGAATTTAAGGCTTGCTGTTTCAATGTCACAAGTGAGACTTGGGTATTGGTGGAGGTCTTCTACTGCCTGAGTGATGGCAGCAGTGTTCTCAGGGTAGTGGGATGAATGAATGATCCCTTCACCTAATATTTGGTGAGTGCCGGCCACGTGTTCAGCTACAGTTCTAATCCCCATATTTAATTTATCTATAAGAATAGGATTGTAAACCAACGCTTGATAGTTGGTACCTAACACAATACTTATGTGCTCATACCCTTTGATTTTACAGGGAAATACATAACCATGGCATGGCTCAGTTTTCACCTTACCTGCTAGTGTTTTGAAGTAGGCAGCATCAGCTACGTAGAGAGTGCTTACCCCTAAAGCGCCTAATTTAGGTAGTAGGCCGGCCAGGTATTCTTTAATGAATTTGACAGGTGCTTTACCATTCTCATTGTAATCAAGAGTGAAAGCAATAATCTCATTATCAGGTAAGCCTTGTTGGTTTAAAGAGTCCACATAGTACTTACGTAATGCGTATTTATCAAAAGCTATATCTTTACTTAATACAGCAACTGAATATTTACCGTCAGCAGCTTCCTCAAACAGTAGGTGTCTCATGAAATAAGTTGGTCTCTTAGTTTTTTAGCTGCTGCTAATAATGCATTCTGAGTAACTGGGCAAGTCTCCTTACCCGCGAGTTCAGTAATCCATTCTGATTTCTTCTCTAAATATACCTGATGAGCTTCTTCAGGAGTCTCATAGGTACCCATATGAATATTTTTATTATGCTTTCTTACCGTTGCTTTGAAACCTCTACGATTAGTAGTTACCCCTAATGGGTAAGGCCCTCTGATCTTCTCCTGGGTAGTAAGAAGACTGTTGATAGCCTGGGATACGAATAAACAGGTGTTAGGACCATACACCTTATTCCCTGGGATAAGGATATCTTTATCTAGTTGTTTCCCTTCCCAATCCTGTGTAATCATCCATGCTCTAAAGGTGCTGAATAGGTGCCATTTAGAGTCAACAGAACACCCAATATAACTGGAGTCTTTAACCTGGGATACTGTGCTGTAACATCTTCGTAACATGGCTTGCCATGCCCTGTAAAAAGGGCATTTACCTGTGACTACTTTATAAGTAGAGTCATTAATACCCACCCCTTCTACTGTTGGCTTCTTCATCAGTTTCCTTATTATTCTGTTGGAGCTACTATATTACGTTCTACGAACAGTTCATAGTCCATAGGAGACCCCCACTCTTCAATGTCTACCATGTCTTCCCCTATACGGATTGCCCCATAAGGCACAGTAGTTCTTGTAGTGTTTGGGTCATCCGGGTGACAAGGGACAGGGCTTAAGGTATCCATAAAACTAAAGAATGCTTCGATTTCCCAAACATCGGCATACTCCCTATACCATTTCCATTGCTCGATACGCCAATAACGAATACCGCCTACATCACTAGACTTGAGCTCTTTCAAAACTCTTGGGATAATAGAGGAAATTAAATCATGGGCCAATATTGTGCCATGTACTGCTATAACTAAATCTGAACGGTAGCCCATAATGTTCCTTATGTAATAAGATTTAATACCATACGTTGCTTCATTAAAGCAATGGTATCTTTGTTATCCTCAAGTATTTTAGCAATCACCCAAGGTTGTAATTTAGTCTCTTTACCAATATCTTTTTTAGCGTAGATTTCCATTCTTCTAATTACTGGTTCATGTAATACTTCAGGAAGAAATAACAGGTAATCAGGTAAATACTTTGAAGAATTCAATACTTGAGATATGTAACCTTGTACATAAGGCATTTCTTCCTCTGTAACCTTATCAGTATCTATTAGCCACTCATCCATAATAGGGTGCAGGGATTCGTCTAATTTGAATCCTCGTGTTTTAGCTGGTGACAGCCCTGTCCCATAGATAGTGTAATAAGTGCCCTTATATGTAAAAGCTGGATAGTTCCGTTTTGTAATAACAACATTAGCTTTGTAGATACTCTGTAACCTATCCTTAAACTGTTTTTGTATATGACTATAAATAATTTCAGTCATATCCAGCTTAATATTATTTTTCATATGCATCGGGTGCTCATACATACTAATCTCCATTATTGATTTGGGTTAACAGAAGTCACCTGTGAGATACACATTAGTCTTCGCACGTGATATCGCTACATAAAGCATACGGGCTATTTGATTCCCGCTGTTACATTTACCAATATCATCTAAATCAACAAATACTTGTTCATAAGTTGATCCTTGAGATTTGTTAACTGTTTGAGCGTAGGCTGCACGTAAGTCAATCCAGGTTGTTTCAATATCTCTAATAATATCAAAGTTACCCTCTTTCCTAGCACGCTTAAGACGCTCGTTACGCGAATCAAGTGTTTTAGGCATAAACACATCAAACCGTCCATCTAAGGTAAAGTCGTTACCTACAACGCCATATTTAGTGATATCTGCTGATATTCCTGTAATCCTGACCATCTGGTCAGTCTTGATGTTTACTCCCTTGTAAGGGCTAATATACGCGTTACAAACAGCATATTCACCTTCAGCAAAATGGGGGATTCCCTGAACACTAGAACGTACTAGGTTATTAGCGTTGATTGCAGCTTTATTAGTCCATGTCAGTATCTTAGAGTCTGAGTATTTCCAATCTGGGCGTGAGCAGTCATCTATAGCTGCTTGCATAAAATCCTGACGAGAGAGGTATGAGATATGTTTTCCATCAGGCACAAATTGAAAGAATTTCCCTGAGTTGACAGTCTCTCTGAATTGGGTAGATAACGTCTCAATAGGATTACCCTCTGCCTGCCGTACTACCTGTGAAAGCATAGCTCCTGGGAAGCCAGCTTTAAATACAGGCGCACTGGTAGCTTTTATAGGGACAAGCTGTGCAGGGTCACCAATGAAGATGACTTTAGAATCACCTAACTTACTGAAGATTTTCTCTAGTAAGTCGGTGTCTATATAACTGGCTTCATCGATAAATATTAAAGCATCTTCAATTAAGGACCTATTGGTAACAATTAATTTAGAGGTATTAGCCTTGAAGTCATTAACTACACGGAAGCCCATGAATGCGTGTATGGTGCTTACTTCCTTGTCTGTAATCTGTTGTAAGCTCTCTGCTGCCTTATTAGTAGTGGCAGTAAGCATTATCTCTAGTTCCCTCAGATCAGGTCTAATTAACTTAGCTGTCTTCATGAAAGTAGGGAGTCGTTCTAATAGATGGCGTACTACAGTGGATTTTCCTGTACCAGAATACCCTTGTAAAACGAATACCTTCTCTGCTGGAGAAAGGATGAATTTATTAATAGCAGTAATTGCTGTCTCTTGATCGGGGGTGAGTGTTATTTTCATTGGTTTATTGGGGTTCTGTTAATAAGGCTGCTTGACGGGTACCTGCTACTAACTCGTCATAAGTAACTCCAAGTATCGCTGCCATTTTGTAAGTTATGTACTCTTCATGTGACAGCACTCTGGTCTCTACACTTTCGGAATTAATAGCTACAATTTTCTCTTTCTTGTAATTCCCTTCTATTTGTTCTGCATGCTCTAGTTGTCGCATCAGAGCAACACCTGCCTTATAAGGTAGGACTAAGTTAGTAGAATAATTAAATTTAATTAAGAGGAAACCTTCTTTATGTTTCCCCTTCTCAGCAGTTGCGCGGGCAGTGTCATATTCCTCTTGTGAGTAAGTAGGCATGGTGTTTCCTATAAGGTGTAATGGATTACTTTCCCCCATGGGGCAGTAAAATTAGGGTTACTGTGTATGCCCCATATGGTGTCTATCTTGGAGGTTACTCTTGGGTTGAAATCAAATTCTCCATCAGAGAATACTAATAGTATTTGTGGTTTATGCTCATTAGCCCATTTAGTTACTGGAGTGATGTCTGTACCCCCTCTTCCAGTAAATTGAAGATTCATCAAGTCACGGGCACTGGTTATATTATCCACAGACTTAATTGAAGAATCGAATTGAATTAATGTAATTTTCTCGGGTTTCAGATCCTTAAGTATTCCGCCTGTTTCAGATATAGAACGTAGGAACTCAGCATCATCTACTGAACATGATGTATCCACGGCTACGGTTACATCTATCAAACACTGGCTTAACATAGAAGGGAGATAATGCTTGGGAAAGAATCTCCTATTAGGTCTCTTGAAGGTGTAGTCATTCTTATTGAATTTCTGCATGTACTTCTGCAAAATACGCTTCCAAGGTAATTTAGGATTAAGTAATTTATCTAGGAATATTTCAATATCTCCCGGAATAGTACCTACCTTATCTCCACTTATTTTAGATTGTGTTGCTGCACGCACAAGAAGGTCTTGAATGTCTTCGCGTAGCTCATCCATTCCCTTGCCTTCACCGCATATGGGCGTACGTAAGTCCTCCATAACAGAAGCCTCAGGATCGTCAGGTAAGAGGTTATATACTTGGTCTGCTGACATTCCTGTAAACTGCTCGTCTGCGTAGCCCTTGTGGTCTCCTGTGGGCATCCTGAACCCTCTCGCAATTAGTTGTAAATTAATTACATGGTCTGCTGCTATGTTCCATCGCTTAGGTAATTTCCCTTTTACACGAACTGGATCCATGTGCAGATATGCTGCATGCATTGTTTCATGCAATAGGAGGAATACTCTCTCTTCATTATTAGCGAGGGCTAAGAAGAAATCAGGATTCCAAGATATAATCTTGCCATCACAACAAGCAGTAGGGATCGTTTCATCCCAAATGTGTCTCATACTAAAACACAGGGTAGTGAAGAATGCCGAATCTGCTTTACTCATAAGGTGTACTTTAGCTTTGCTTAGTGCTTTATCAGCTAATGTGTAATCATAATCCGACATTCTGTTATTCCCTTTTATTATGTTTTTGGTCGTTTCTCTGGATAGAGCTTATATAATGCTTTACGTATCTGTACTTCAACTTCTTCTGGGGATACGCTTGCATCGATAGTTATGTTGTCTACTGTATTTGCTGCAGCAATCTGGTCATACATATCGATTACTCTATTAAAGAATTCTTCTCCTTTAGAATCAAAGTAATCAGCTTTGTTATCCAGACGTGTATTTGCACGGGCTAGTGCTTGTTCATGGGTTACCTTGAAGTAGAGCTGTAGATCAACCTTACCGGCGTCAAAGCTGAAGGATTCAGCTATTCGCAGTAGATCATCAAGATCCACTCCCATACCTCCACATTGGTATGCAATAGTAGACGCCCAGTAACGATCACAGACGACTGCCATGCCTCCATCTAGTGCAGGTTTGATGACCTTTTCAATATGATGTAATCGAGCAGTACACATCAACATTGCTAATACATCAGGTGAGAAATCATGGTTCTGTGTTTTAACAAGACCACGTACCCAACCCCCTAAATCAGTACCTCCAGGCTCTGCTGTAGATAACGAGGGCACACCCATTTCTGTTAGTATTGATTTAACAACAGGTATGTTAGTTGTCTTACCTGAGCCATCAATACCTTCCAGAACAATTAATTTTCCTTCAATCATGGGGTATTACCAGTGAAACCAAGTGCAGCTAACTCGGCCGCAATTGTATTACCGGGTAGATTACTAATAATTACGTCTTCCTGTGGAATATATTTCTCAAACTCAGGGAAGAAGGCAACAAACTTTTGGGTAGTAGTACATTCATCTAAGCATGCGGATATCTTATGTATTACTTGATTAATGGATTTATTTTGATTACTTAATTTATCATGTAATACATCTGCTCCCTTTTTGACTACCTCCCCCATCTCGTATTCTTTATTGAAGACAGCAGTGTTGTAGCCATAAATATACCGAGTAGCTAAATAGCATTTTAAATCAGGATGCTTTTTTAATAAGGTTTGGATTGGTGCAGGTAGTCCTAGGATCGCGTCAGCTTCAATAATCTTTGTTATCTGCTCCTTATAGTTAATTGTTGGGATATTCCTACGGATACCACTTATTATTTCTTCACGCATTACTTTGGTTAATCTCATTTCATTTCCTTTATTTGAATTAGTTAAACGATATTAGGCTTGATTCTATGCGCACCACGAATGGTGGCGAAACTCACCTTACATTCACGTGCGATCTTGCTACCTGCAGCATTCTCATGTAATTCCTGGAAATTCTGCCCCTTAGAGCGTGCAGGACCCTTCTTACGCTCATGACGTAATGATCCGTTACCTTTGGTTTGATTATGTAAGATAATGTTGTTAAGGCGCTCTGCTGCTGTGTAACGAGGGATGAAATTTACTGCCATAAAACTAGTGATGGAATTGAAGAAACCTTTGAAATATTCTGTAATTTTACTCATTCTATTTCCTTATATAATTGTGTTTTAGCTAATGGAGAGGTGAAGTTTGTGTAACTAGCCACAGATTTAAATGGCGTTTCCGCTACTGGTGCTGGCGTTATTAACTGGATCACACGGTATTTATTACCATATAGGCCTTGGTTATCCCAAGGGAGAGGTGTTATTCTTTTATTGTATTTCTTCAGGTATTTTACTAATTCACCAGGTGTATCTATTAGAGCCATTAATTTAGTAAGGTCTGGATTGCGATCTTCATCATAAAGGGTGAGCTTCTTGACCTTACCCTCCTCTGTAAATCGACAGGTATCCTTTCCTGCGCCAAACTCATTCCCGTTTCCCCAGTAACTATCGTATGCTATGCCGAGAGCCTGTAATTCATCAAGGAATTTCAAATCCCCGTAATCTGCATTATCAAAGATATATGTGTAATGGTCTGTTGGTGCGGTATTATCTGGAGTTTTTATGTAATTTGTTTCTTTTATCCCCTTTAATAACTCATCTAACTTAGAGGAGTGTTCAGCTAGAATTGATAAATCAACGCGTGCAGGATCCCGCATGGTTAGTGGAAAAGATCAATTGCTAATTCGTCTACCCACTTCTGAATATCAGGGTTAGACATCATATCTATATTTCTACGTACGGTTTCCCGTAAGGTGACTATCTGAAACTCCACAGGTAAACGGGATATATATATCATTAAATTTCTGGCAGTAGCATGAGTTATGTTATGTGCTAAAGCTCCTGTGAGAGCGAATAACACACTTGGTTCTTCAGGGACTGCTACAGTTAAAGGGGACATACTGATATCCTGCATTTTAGGTAAGGTCTCATAAATCTTCATGAATGAGATAAATTCCCTAGCAACACCTTCAGATATAGTACCTGCAAGTATTGGTAATAAATCCTTAGTACCTAAACCAGTATTCTTCAGATGACGATCTGTGAACTCCCACGTGCGAGGGGCAGCATAGGTTTTATCAGTATGATCAGGTTTAAAGGAGTATAGGTTTCCTGGCTTGAATTTAATGTAATCAGTGATGCGATGGTCAATCTTCTTACTAATTGCCCAATCACACCATTCATCTACATTTACTTCTAATTCAAAATGAATGAGTCTTGATTGTAATGCTGTACTCATTTCATTTACGATAGCGCCATCAGTTTCTAAGTTACCAGCGCATATGATTGCTACATTATTATGTAGGTGATATTTACCCACCATACGATCAAGAATGATTTTATAAGCTGCTGCTGCAACTGCTGGTGCTGCTGAATTAAATTCATCAAGGAATAATAAAAAACCATCATATGGTTTATTTGTTTCTTTATTAATAGGGATAGGGTCCCCTTCTATGGGAAAGGTATCCATAGGTACATACCCTGCTTTATTACCTGTAATAGTAGGAAAACCACAGCGTTATATTCACTAATACGCGTTACTGTATTAGCCGCACCAGAGTCCATGGCTCATGTGCTGCTGCATATTGCTATGCAGAGTAGACTATATCAACATCCACTAAGGGATGATTACCGTTTCGGGTCACTTGACCCTACGTCCTGTAACGGACTAGTCGTTTGGCATTTAATCAATAATGTTTTTCGGTCTATTTATTTTATATAAATCTATTAAATAATTTACATATTGTGCGGCTTCAATTTCAGTATCGAATCTTTTCTGGGGTAACATCTTCCCCATATGTTTCATAGTACCTTTCCATTTATTTCTGGAGGGGTCATATGTAACATTCCTAAAATGTGAAGATTTCCCATATTTAGTCCCGATCATACGTTCACGATGTTTTTCTATATCACGTAAACCAATTTCGAAAGCGTGCTTATGGTTTTCACTACATGTAACCCACTCAAGGTTATAAGCATCATTTTTTAGCTTATCACCGTTGATATGGTTAACCATTGGTTTGTTGTCTTTGTTCTTTATAAAAGCTTTTGCTACAACACGATGAACTGCTTCATGAAATACTTTATCTTTTATAAAAAACTGAACATACAAATATTTACACGATTCAGAGCGTATCCTTACGCTCTTAATGTGCGATTTTGGCTTACCGTGATTATCTATGATAGACTTTATCCTACCTTGGTTAGATACCTCGTATCTTCCCTCAAAACCTATCACCGGTTTCCATATTTCATTATTAATATTTAGCATAGGATTTTCCTTATATTGGGAATCCGTAGTATACACTAGGATCTTTTAATATATTAGGAGGTTCCCTATTTAGGTAATTTTCGATATGAGATTACTCTCATAAAGCCCCTTAATGGTTGAGGTCGCAAGGGTCACATTGAGATAATCTTAAATCTATAACGAATAAATTATATGTTGCGGCTATTTGACGTACCAAGTCACTCTTACCAATACCTGGGCTAGAAGTTAACATAGGTACTAGTTTTCCTTTAATACAAGCAGGTAGCATGCGTAATGCTTGTGAGCATGTAATTTTCATACTATTCCTTAATTAAAAATTAGTGACTATCGCTAAAGTTGTTAATGCTGTGATTACTACAGTGAATCCACATACCCATACTAGAGTATTGAAGGATTTCTTAGCGTAGGTATCAGCACATTGGTTAAACCAAGTAGATACTCGCAGGTCATAATCATGAAATGCTTTATCAACTAGTATTTTCATGTCTTCCTTTATTTGGGCGTCATGTGCTACGAGTGCCTTAGTAAGCATTACCTGTACATCCACTGTTTCTGGTGATCTTTTTATATCACAAGGTATTACAATTTCAGGTATTACCACCTCAGGGGGTTCGGGGGCAAATATTGAAGATATCTCTGGTGTACCAAATATGTAAGCTAAAGACTTATCTTGAGGTAGGGAACGGAACGACTCCCCTCTCACTAGCAGCTCAGGGTAATTACTTTCTAATCTATGATGTATAGCTGCGGATGTTCTTTCGTGTATTTCAGTAAGTGAATTGATACTATAGCCAGCTCGTATTCGAGTATCTAATACTACGTCTTCTTCAGTATTCCAAGCTAACCCACCTCTTGGGGCCTCAACAGTTCTTCTTCTTCTTTGTGCCATTTTCTTTAATTCCTGTGTTGTTGTGTATTAAGGGAGCAGTCGTTAAAACTGCCCCGGAGGGCAGCTTGATATTCCTGATTACTTATTATGGTATTCATTCCTTATTTAATTCCTTCAATAACGTATTGTGATAAGCCCCTAGTATTGCAAGCATGTCATTCTTATTTGTAATAGGGAGATTGGATTCAGCTAAGTCAATAACATCCTGTAGCGCCCCCATTGTGGGGAACAATGGCATAGGGCACGCTTTAGGGGGACTCTTAAGAGTGAACTTAGGTAATTTTACTAATGTAGTTTTTTTGATGTTAGACATATTATTTACTAGGTCGGCCGCGTCTTCTTGGAGAATACCCTTTTTCCCGTAGTACGTTTCTTATTGTCATAGGGGATTTATCATACAAACGGCTTATAGCCTTCTCTGATACCCCTGTATTGAATAAACGGGCTATCTCTTCTTTCTGTAAAGGGGAAAAGCATTTAACAGCCCACTCATTATTCCTTCTCTTCCTTTTCACAGTAGGTACTACCTTAGTAGGTGCAGGGAGCAGAGAATGTAATGCAGTGCCTATAGGGGCTAACAAAGCGATGGCTTGGATTGCTTTCACAAATATTGATAATAACTTTGCAAAATGAATCATGAAATGGTTTCCTTGTATTTAATATTCAATTGGTTCAGGTGTTCCTGTTAGTAGAGAGATTATTATTGCAATGGTGATTGCGGGTACTCCTATGACTATCGAGAGAATAAATATCTTGATTATTATATCTGCCATTAGTAATCCTTAATGCCTTAGTTCCGGTTAATGAGGTCTTTCATTCACTCTAGTAATTTAAGGGGGTTCCTCTATAGGGTGTACATAGTCAAAAAGGGTGTTTTTGCCCTCCTAAGTATATCGGTTGAGTAGTTTTTGAGACTTCTTACTTTCTTACTTTTTTGAGCTATCTATTTCAGCTCCCAAAACGGGAATTGCTATTACGTGTGTCGACCTAAGCAAGAACTATGTGTACGTGTCAAAGTACTTCTAATTTGCTTCCATAAATAGCTCAAAAAAATAAGGACAACCGATGTTCTGGTTGTCCTCTGATTGCTATAAGCTCTAAATCGTTATGACATATACATGCAGCTCCCTCCTCAGTATGTAATTATAAAGCATTGACCGCACGGAGAGCGGCTATGTATTCTAACTCAGAGCGTAGCTACTTCCTCTAATTTTATCCCCTAACCCTATTGATGACATATTGAATTTGCAAGGCATACCATTTATCTGAGTAAGTAGATCATCTAATAAGTTGCTATCAGCTATTTCAGCTATGATCTCTTTATAGTTATGCCTCACCCAGTTGACGTTATTAGCATGTGATGCAAATGAATCATGTACTGTAACTATTTCAAATGGCTTATACCGGGTTACTTGATTAATAGTGCTAGATAATTTCTTCAGGTATTCACTACTTAAACCATGTAAGTTAAATTCATCTATGTATGGGAGTATTACTAAGCTTACCATATGACTCCGTTGATAGAGACCTTCGTAATAGGATACTTTTGGATCATGTTGTTGTTCTCTTACCTGTCTTGTAGTACGAGAAATTAGTTCCATTTGTATATGCCCCATAGCAGTTTCTAATACACCAAGATCATAGTTACATCTCCTGTGCATCTCACGTACAACGTAACCATCACATGCATGCACTACATTCAAATGTTAATACTTAACGTTACTTAAGCACCTAATAATATTTCACTTTCCAACCTTGCTTATTGAAGCTAGAGTCTTGTTTTCTAGTAATACTTTGTTTTACATGATATCTAAGTGTTGCTTCACTAAGTTTTATATGTAAAGCCGCTTTATTAATAGATTCAAATGTTTCTAGTGCCCCTTCTGTATTTTCTAAAGTTATTGTTTGTGACTTATGATTGTTTTTTCCACAAGCTTTAGGCAATGACCTCATACGTTTAGAACGGGCGGTGATACTTCTTTCAACTGCCCCTATAGGATTGGCCGCATCAATAGAATTGAGGCATACCCAACCATTCCTACTAGGATCTGAAGTAACATCTTCTCTTATAACTTTCTGAGCTTGGCTTCTTATGGTGTTATAACTAATATTCAACGCATCTGCTGCTGTTTTGATGCAATCAAATACATGTATATTGGAAGGGTGGGCTATATTAACTAAAGTAATAGTACAGGCATTAGGGCTGTTGGCTCCTTTATGACGTTCAGCTATTATTAGTTTATGCGCTTGAGATATAGTCTTCCCTTTATGAAAAGAACCTAAAAATGTTTTCATCTCTTTTGAGTGCCTATTAGTAATTCCCTTAAATTTACTAATTCTACTAATCCCTTTACCTATATTCCCTTTACTAATTTTACTCTTAGTTTCTTGAGAATGTTTTCTACCCGTACAATCAGGAGCATCTCCACCACCTTTACAAATATTCCATCCTATATTCTCTACAGGGCGTAAATTTATTTCAAGCTGTAAACACTCTTTTCTTGTCCCTTTAAACAGTATATCTTTGATTATATTGTTATGTTTAATGAAAGCATTTGCTAAGTGCTGATTAGTTCTACCAGTACTATGGTGCCAATGTCTTTCTTTTAAATTACGTGTTACACCAATGTAACCTTCTATACTACTATTTAGGTGTTCGGGTAAATGGTACCAATACACATATGTAGTCATAATTAACCCTATTAGTACATGTTATAGATGGGTTAATTATACGTGAAATATTACTAGTTCTCCAATTTTCATTGGAGTATCGGACTATATCTTCACCCTTTATAGGGGCAAGGCGCTTCGGCTCTCACTTGAGTAGCCTATCCACATTATTGACCATATTGCTATGGCTTCTCGTGGTAGTCTCTGCACTTTCCTAATTATTACTAATTAGGCTTAGCTCAGGATTAGCATGTTAAAGCTTTCCCTGAATTCACCTTGTTCTTAACTCCCTATTACTAGGGGTTCAGCCAATATTACTTAGCTGGTAATGATAAACCAGTTTCAGTACCTTCATTTTCATACACCTCATAGGTGAAGGTAGCATGATTTAGTTCATCTACTTCAATACTTAATGGTGGATCTTGTTTAACCATTACTTTTATATGTGCATCAAATCCATCAGGTAACTTAAACTCATGGCTTAAGGCGTATGCTTGCCAACTGCTTAATAGGTCTTGTAATACTTCCCAAGCACCAGGAGCTACTGATACGAGTGCTTTATAGAATGCTGCTAACTCAGGTGTATTCTCACCAAAGAGTTGCTTAGGTACTGCTTTACTTCCATAGAAGCAAGTCATACCAGCACGTTTAGCATCCTCATCAGATACGGTCACACCCCCGCCTAAGAGGGTACTCATCTCCTCTGTAACAGTTTTGTATGCATTCGCACGCACATTAGGGTTAATCAATCCTGAGGCTTCTGCACCCTTCTCACAGCGACTTAATGCAGACATGATCTGTATGCCACTAGCTGATGCGTCCACATGCACCATATGCCCTGTAGCGATACCTGCTTGTGCCTTACGTATTGCCATTACAGCTTTAATGTACAGAGGGCGTTTCTTATCTACATCAGAAGCGAAATCCTCTAATACATCTAAGTTCTCCTCTGCCCATTTAATACGCCCCTCAAATGTACGTTTATCAAGCCCGTATTGGTTGCTTACGTCTATTAACAACCACTGCCATCCTGTATAGAATCTCATAATTGTTTGCCCTTAATAAATTAGTAAATAATAATTATCTTTTTAACCGCCCATCTATAGGATGTTTAGGGCATAACCCTTTTTTTATCCATCTTAGGTGGGTACTCTTACTAACCCCACTTTTATTTAACCAATCAGTAGTATTTTCAGAATCTTCTAAATACGACATATGGTGCTTGATACTAATAGCTACTCTTCTATTTACTGTTGTGAGTATCCTTTCTTTACGTATTAGTACTGCGGCTTCTAAATCATATCCCCCAATTTTCTTAACTATGTCATGCCCCATACCAATTTCTCGTCTAACATCTAGAGATGTACCTTTACGTTTTAGTATGTCCAAGACTACACCTTTCTTTGTTTTCAAATACTCAATACCATTAAGCTTATTTCTTTCTCCTAGAGCCGCTTTCCCTGCCATAGACATAGGATTTGCTTTATTTAGTTTAGTATTTTCTAAGCATTGTGCTGTTAATGTTTCTTTATATTCTGGATCTTCTAATCGTTTATGCGCACTAGCACGTATCAAGTCTGATATATAAGGGTCAACTAAAGGTGCTGTATAAAGTAATCCAAAGGTGTCTCTATATTCTTTCAGATCCATTTTATGACCAAGACGAATATGTACTCCTAAGGCTTTGTATTCTTTATTACAAATTTTACATTCCATGTTATTCCTCCTCTTTAGGTGTTATTAATAGAAGTAGTTGTAATTTAGGCGGTAAAGGATCTGCTCTAATAAATCGCCAATTAAATCCTTTATAAGAGGAGACAACTTTGCGTTGCCATATATTCATATGAGGCGGAAGAATGTAAGTACCAATAGGCGTATTTATAGCCTCTATACGTGTGGCTACATATAGTCCTAGTTCCTCAGTATAAATTTGGTATAAGGACACTTATTATTCCTCCTGGGAGTGGCATGGTGCAATTAATAGAAGCATCTTCAATTTAGCTGGGAGGTGGGCATACTCTACTGATCGCCAATGCCACCCCCTACTATGCTTAACGTATCTTTGGTTTAATATTCTAACTTGCCATCCCGGACTCCTACCCTCTTGTATTTGTTCGGCTAATGTCCCCCCCTGTACATATAAGCCTCGCGTTGATATTGTAGGTAAAGTTTCTACATCCCTTAAACCAAATAATTCACTATAGATTTGATACATCTAATCACTCCCCTCTGGTGTTAATAATAGAAGCATACGTAACTTAGGTGGTAAGTCTTCTTCAGTTACACGCTGCCAAGCCCCCTCTTTGCCATCTACTATGGAAATTTCTGAAGTTACTAAATGCCAGTTTCCTGATTTAGTCGCCCTTACATACATTCCTATACTAAAATCAAATGTGGTATTTAATTTACAAAATCCCCCATATAAAGTGTAAGTAAGAGTCATAATGGAATCCCCTGTAGTAGTGCTAACACCCTTAGTCTAGGAGGAAGATCCTCTATGAGAGTAGGTTCTGTCCACCTACCCTCTTCATCTACTAGATACCAGAATTTGCTTGATTGGGCTTGTATGTATTCCCCTGATTTAGCTTTACCCTTAATACCAAGATACCTTAACCCTTCGGGCTCTGAGTAAACGAGGTAGAGATGCCACGTATCCAGAGGTGGTTTATGGGACGCCATCCACTACCGCCTGTTTAGAGAACTCCAGCATTGCTTTCTTAAATGGTGCCCCCTGAGTTGATATGTGATAACCACTCGCATAGATACGTCCTCTCTTGTCTACCTTGTGGTTCAGATAGAACTTGTTATCCTGCTCAATCATAAGTAAATAGAAGTGAGAGCTCTGTTTCTGAAAGGCTCTCCAATCATCTATCTTATGTTGAGTATCTAATTCAAATGTAGGGGTCTCTTTCACTGCGGTTAAGAAATCAACATCTAACTTAAGAGCTACATTACTTATAGTATTAAGTACATCAAGACATAGGTCCCCATCATGATGATTACCTGAACCAAGAAGCAAACTATCATTGTGAGTAAGGTACCCACTACTAAAGTTATGCTTTAAAGGTATTGGCTTACATACCATAGGTGGGAGGTACTGACTACGATTAATAAACTTAAGCAATTCCCCCTCTAAAGGGATAAGGGAAGTAATTGTGAGGCTAGACATCTGGTGTTCTTTATCGATATCAAAGGCATCAGTTCTACATAACACTGCCATGAGTTCAGCAGTGCATGTAATGGCATCCTTACGGTCACTCAGCTTCAAGCGTGAGGCTATTTGAGCTGTTGCAGAGGTAAATAACTCAGCACGCTGAAAGTAAGCAACACCTACGAATATATCCAGTACTAACATATCAACATCCATGTTCTGTAATTGGGCAATACGTACATTCTTACTTTCATATTTGTACTCAGTGAATAGGTATTCAGTTACAAGTTCTACTCCATGTAGCCACTTCTGCTGCATACTTCTATTACCCTCGATAGAAGTCCTTATCTTCTTATCAATATGCTTACGTGAGTAGGACTCCTCAATACATTCCTGAGCTAGTATCTGTTGAGCATCCATTAGTACTCCCTCCATCCTTCAGGTAAATTACAATTCATAGGTGCCCCAACAAACATAGGTGCTATCTCCGTATCCGTGTATCCAGCTAAACCACAACCAATACGTGTCACCTCAAAGGTGAACTCAGGGTTATTGTTAGCACAGGTAATGAACTTATCTACATGCTGTTTAATGGCCTCTAACGGTAGCGTATGAATACGGGCACTCTTAGTAGGGAGAGCATAGCTAAACCCTTGTATGCCCTCACCTCTACCGTAGATAGCTCCATGCTCTTTTAAGGCACATAGGGCAGCACCTCTACCATGCCTTCCTGCATAATTGCTTCCAAATACAAATATTGATTTTGTCATTTTCTACTCCCAAGGACCACCAAGTTTCCACTTCTTCTCTGCAGCATTATCGTTATCAATTTCTTTCATCCCCTTCTTATATTCATCAAGGTTATGTAGCTCTTCCCGTAATACATCCCACGTAATACCTTTGTTATTAGCATCCCAAGCATTTGCTGCTGTAAGTACCTCCATAGCATCTTCATTGCTAATACCAATACGTAAGGTGCGTATGTCCTCAATACCCCATATGCACGCTACCTGAGTATCAGGATCATGCCCTAGGACTCTCATACCACTTAATACTTCATGTATCTGTTTAACTTGATCTTGGGTAACATTCATCCAATTGGTTTGGTTACTTTCGTTATCTTTCACTTGTACGCTCATAGGTATATGAGAGCACTGTACTGAAAGTAGCCTATCGAATTGATTATTAATGTATTCTTTATTCATGACTGACTTCCTTTTAGGCATAAAAAAACCACCATCAACTACCGTGATAAGGGTAGAAGATGGTGGCGAACTACAGGAGGTTACTGGTTATGCTTGACGCAGATGCGCAGTAGCTTCAGCTATAGCACCATCTGTACTGTCATCCATTGCAAATTCAGAACCTTCAGTGATTTCCACAGATTGGAAATCAAAGGTCGCATTACGAGCTAACTTCATTGCTCGGTCAGGGTCTTCATCCAACCAGTTAAACAAAGCTAATTCACGTGGCTTTGATGCCTTTAACGGGACACCTATTAGCTTACGTTTCTTGCCTTCTTTGGTTGGTAACCAGATGTTAATGAAACCGATTGCTTTTTCATTTTGGTTATCGTTCCTAGTATTACTATTATTGGTAAAAGCCATGATAATTACTCCAGTATATATAGATTAAAAGGTTTGGCAGTATTTGCCGTTCATTGGCAGAGCCATACGAGCTAACACTTACTGCACATGTATCAGATCGGTTAAAGGAATAGAAATATTCCACAAAGTATTAGAATGAACCCAGCTAGTGCATACCCACGGAATATAGGGGAATACGTACCATCAGGTTCAGTTACTACTTCTGGTTTAAAGAGGTAAGAGAAGTTCACATCATAGACACTAGTAAGGGAATTAGAATATTCACCCCAGATATAAGCACTATAGTTAGGGCAGTAACTAGTCAGTATTTGACTAACTTCATCACACGAACGTAGTACTTCATTACTTATTCCACGGATAGTCTTACCCTCCTTAAGGTATCGGCGTATGGTTTCTACTTCTGGAGGTAACAAGTCTGCACCAGTACGTGGAAATGCCCCCATCCAATGAGGAAGTATTGCTGAAGAATAACTCCCTCCTATATTAAGGTCTTTCTTAGTTTCTTTCATTGCTATCTCCTTGGTTACATTAGCCATCGACTAGTGCTAGTGCTGTGAATATTACTATTATTAGTGCGATACATAGTACTGTTCTACCTAGGTGAAACTTATGTAGTTTATTAAACATGTGATCCCCTTAGTGGAAGGCGGGTCTTAACAGCTTCAAGATGAGCTATTATGATTGACATGGGCTTCTCTGAGTTGTGGGCTAGGCCATTGTATGCGCCTACGTCAGAGAACATGTCGTAACCATACGGGTTGCCCCATATGGTAGGGTTGTTATCGGCCCACTCTTCTAAACCAACTTCTCCATCTAAAGTAAGCGTTTCGGCTATTAATTCGACTCCTGTGCTATATACCCAACGTTCGGAATAGGGAGGGTGATCATCTTTATAAATCGTAGCCATGGCATACCAACCAGCAACACACATGACTGTATTGCAAACTGTAGAGTCCCTTTCCTTGATCACACCCTCCTCAATATCAAAGCACCCCTCCATGTTAGCTTCTTCCTCTATGGATCTGAGGTTATCTATTACTATTTGCATTTGTTGCTGAGTTGGGTGGAATTCTTTACATAACCTCTGCTCCATGACCTCTGGTATAGCTGCATCTACTAAACCTGTATTTATTTTGTTCATTATTTATTCCTTTAAGTAT